ATGCAAGATTCGGTAAGCCCTGCGCGATGGGATAAGCCACAAGATATGGCATTAGCAACAGAGCGTTACGTTCATAACTTACCTCATGCGCTTGCTGGTTTTGAAGGCCCTGGAATTGATGTGATTGATGAAATTCAGCAATACGCAGAAAATCAGGGTTGGCAGGTTGAAACCATTGATATTGTGAAGCATATGAACGCCGACCAAGCGAACTGTGGTTACGGCTGTTCAGGAAACCCTTACGATGCTTATTGGTCTTTTGATCCTCTAGGGCACGGTGATTTACATGAATTAGGGCATGGGCTTGAGAAGAGTCGTTTTCGTTTCTCTGGTTGGGAAGGTCACTCAACAACGAACTACTACTCCTATTACAGTAAGTCTCGTTATTACCAAGAGACGGGAAAGGTATCTGCTTGCCAGGGTTTAGACTTCAAAGGTCAATTCGAAATACTTAAACAGAGTCGTTTGGAAATCGACCCGAATGCTTATATGGCTACTCAGAACCAAGCGAATTGGAGTTGGGGTGCACGCATCTATATTCAGATGATGATGTTGGCGCAAGAGCAGGGGATTTTGACAACGGGTTGGCACTTACTGGGACGTTTGCATACGATAGAGCGAGAGTTTAATCGTTTGGCAAAATCAGAAGAACTATGGAGTGCAAATCGAGGCTCGATAGGTTTCTCTGATTACACTCTAGAAGAGGCAAAAGCTATTTCTAGTGATGATTGGCAATTGATCGCGATGAGCTATGTCACTCAACGAGATATGCGAGCGTACTTGGATATGTGGGGCTTTAGCTTTGAGAATAAGGCGAAACAGCAAGTGGGAAGTTTGAATTTAACCACCATGCCTCTTAAGTACTTTGCTTCTGAGAATACTGGCTATTGCTTGGATGACTTTGCGAAGTATCCATTAGATGTGGATGGAAGTGCTGTTTGGCCTCTTTGATAGCTCGGTAGCAACCGATTTGCTTGAGCGATAAATATGGATATGAAAAAGGAGAGTGGGTAATTCCAACTCTCCTTTCTTTTTTAATTAGTTAAACAAGAAAACGAGTTAAACGAGCTAATTACTTAAACGTCGACCAAATTGGTGCGTGATCTGATGGTTTTTCAATACCGCGTAGTTCGTAGTCGATGCCAGCTTCAGTACACTTATCAGCAAGCTTTTGAGTCGCTAGTACCACGTCAATACGAAGGCCGCGGTTGTCTACAAAACCTTTCGAGCGGTAATCAAACCACGAGTATTGATCGTTAACTTCAGGGTGCAGTAAACGGAAGCTATCCACAAAACCCCAATCCATCAGAGTTTTTAGCCATTCGCGCTCTTCTGGTTGGAAAGAACACTTACCGGTTTTCAGCCAACGTTTAGCATTAGGTTCACCAATGCCGATGTCAGCATCAATTGGGCTGATATTAATGTCGCCCATTACGATCACTTGTTCATCTTTATTGTGGTAATCGTTTAGGTAAGTCATCAAGTCTTTGTAGAACTCGCGCTTGTACGGGTATTTGGTTTCATGCTTGATGTTATCCCCTTGAGGGAAGTAACCATTTAGTACTGTAACCTTTTCACCGTTTTCATCTTCAAACGTCGCCATGATCATACGCTTTTGATGGTCTTCATTGTCGGTTGGAAAACCTTTCTGAATAGAGATTGGCTCTTGCTTACACAACATAGCCACACCGTAGTGTGCTTTTTGGCCGTGAAAGTAAACCTTGTAGCCCATTGCTTCAACATCAGCAATAGGGAAGGCTTCATCGTGTACTTTTATCTCTTGCAGACCAATTACGTCCGGTTGGTGTTTGTCGATAACAGCTTGCAGTTGATGAAGGCGGGCTCTTAGGCCATTGATGTTGAAGCTAATTACTTTCATTTGTTTTTATACCTCTCGTAAGTCCTTGTTTGTTCTTGTTTATCAAGGGCTTGTTGATTTAGTGAATGTCATGGTTAACCATAATTAACCATGCTTAATAAATTCCATCGCCATTTCATCGCCACTTTTTGTGTGCGTCATAGGCTGTATTGAGTGACGGGATTAAAGGTGATTGCGTCACTCAAATGGTTCGGGGAAAAGTGAGCATAAATCATCGTTTGCTCAATTTTTTGATGCCCTAAAATGTTCTGCAATACCAAAATGTTACCGCCGTTCATCATAAAGTGGCTGGCGAAAGTATGGCGTAAAACATGAGTTGCTTGACCCTTTGGTAAATCGGGTAGGGCTTTTGTTAGCCACTTATGCGCGACACCATAACCGCAAGTAAAAAGCCTATCATTTGTTGGTTTATGAAGCTCTTCGTAAAGCTTATTTGATATTGGAACGGTTCGGTTTTTTTTACCTTTAGTATTAGTGAAAGTGAGCTTGTACTGAAACAATTGGCTTCCTTTCATTTCTACTACCTCATTTATACGCGCCCCAGTAGCCAAACAGGTTTTAAAAATGGTGGTGAGATCTTCACTGACTTTGCTTTCTTTAATAACCTCAAATAAATGCATGATTTGCGCTTCATTTAAAAAGGTAACTTCAGATTCAGCTTTTTTAATGGGCTCTACACCATCAACGGGGTTAGGTAACTTCCATTCCTTGAGCTTGATTAACTTATTGAATATGGACTTTAACCAGGCAATATCACCATTGTTTGAGCTGATAGAAAGGCTACCTTCACGGCCTCTGCCTTTGTTGGTTCGGCTTGCTCGGTAGTGGGCGAAATCTCGTGAAGATAAATGCGAAGCGATAGGGTTATGTAATTCATCGCAAATGTGCAGCATGCGGTTTTTTGCGTGTTCGCCAGACTTTAGGTTTTTACCATGAAGCTTAAACCATAACTCGACTAGGTCAGACAGACGGCGGTGATCGGTTTTTTCACCTAACCACGGTTTGTCGACTATCTCTTTCATTAAGTAGAATTCGTAGCTGTTCGCTTCGCCTTTGGTGGCGAAGCGTTTACGAACACGTTTACCACTATGGCCTTGCGGGTAGCACTCGCAAAGCCAAGGTTTCTTGCTGCCGTCTTTTAGGTTGCGGATTGTCATTAACGTAACCTCTTATTGATATAAGAAGGTTATAATCTGGATATAAAGGTAGACAATAGCCAACCATAAGAACACTCCAATCGAAATATGTCTTGAAGCCCAAAAAATATAGAGCTTTGAGGACATTACTTTGTCGAAGTGGTTTTTCTCAACAGTGTCTACTATTTCATCACAGCACTCTTGGAGTTGGTGTTTCAAGTGGTTTTTCTGTGCTAGTTCTGATTCATTGTCGACATAAGTTTCGATATCAAAATCATACAAGGGGTTTAGCTTACTTTCTTCGACTAAATTTACGGAAGCCATTTTGTTAAGTTGCTTTAATTTCCAAGAAATTCGTGAAATTTTAGTGTTGTAGCGTTCTTCTTGGTAGAAGGTGCTATCGGTATCATCTAACCATTTGAGTCCCGAGAGTTCGTTGAGAAGGTCGAGTAGGCTATCCTTTATATCGGATACAGAAGATCTTTTGATATTATTGTGATGGATTAGTAGAGCAATCAGCCAACCTATGAAAACCCATTCAAAAGTAAACCATTCAGGCATTTTTTAGCCGTTTGTTTTCCGCGTCTTGTATGCGCTCGTTGGCGGTGTCTACGAAATTTTGAACCGTGTCATGTTTGATGGTTAGCTTATCGTCCAATTCTTTTTTGGTGAGTTTATCTCGTGAAATTAAGCCTCCAAAAGCTTCTGCTAAGAATGAACGTCCATATCGATTGTATCCCGTTAAATCAACAATCACTTTATCGTTATTTTTATAGCATCAAAAAGGATGTTTTTCTAAATACTTCACCGGATGACTCCTCACACCCAGGAGCATCGTCAGCATATCTACCTTTAGGTTTTGGGTGAAATTCTTCAGTGACCATAATGGTTCTAACAGAGGTCATCTAACTTAATACTCCATTGTAATAAGGTGCCAGATAATTCATTTTGTAACTCAAAGCGGAGATGCTCTTCTTCGCTGCCTTTATTGTATTGGTAACAACCTTTGTTGCTAAGAATAATAAGATTACTATTTCGGTCGTCGGTTACGACATCTTTAATAGAAACGCTACCTTGCCCGTGACTGTCATCATCTAGTCGAGTCATATCATGCATCATAGAAGCATATATTAATCCCGAATCCCCTATAGAGTCACGTAATGGTCTAATCATTGCGTTCATTGATCTTACAAAATGTGTAATACGGCTTTGCTTTGTACCATCGCTATGCTCTCCGAGGATAAGCTGATTGTACTCTTCAGGGTAGTGTGTTTTCACACGGTGTTGGAACACTTGACTATCTTCTAATGATAGTGGTATTCCTCGGCCTGCATCATAGATAGCTAAGTACATTAGCCTTTCATCATTTTCATTTTCTGGTGTAACAGAGCAGATAAGCCACCATTTTTTATCTCGATCATAATTTTCATTTGGGTAAGCGTGGCGACCAACATTTTCAAGTGTTTCGAAAATAGCTTGAGAGATTCGAGCTTCGATATTGTCAGGCATACAGCCGTTATAGTATTTATCATCAATAGCATCAACTAAATCATCTGTTAAGTTTTTAAATTCATCATTACTTCCATAGATCACTGGTATATATGGAACTTTTGTATCAAATAAATCAGCTCTCCTCTTTGTCGAGGAAGAAAAAGATCCGGAGCTTATCAGTGAACGATTAACCCATTTCGACTCTTTAGACCAAAGGATTGATATTTTTGAATCGTGTTTATCTTGTATCGCATAGATAGTAAGGAGCATCGGTAATCGAACTTCTTTTGTATTTTCAAACGATAAATAAATGTGAGGGTAATGATTTAGTACAGTATCTAGGTCTGAAAGAAACTGGGTAAGTACATCATCTAACCCTGTTGATACGAAATTTAATATAGCTGGAACATCCAAAATAGGTTTCCCAAACAGTGTCTTGAGTGACATTCTTTCTATAATGGTATGACCGCCACCACTAAATGAATGCTTCTTTTTACCTGCCTTTTTTATGGGATTTATCCACCGCTTAGAATGCTCACGGTCTGATTGCTGTAGGTTTCTTTTCATTGGTTTACGTTACTCATATTAGTGATCTTTAGACTAAGCCACGGCTTCAGCTTGCTGTTCTTTTTCTATAGCTAAACTCTCACGGAATTCAGCCGCTTCAGCTTTCAGAGTCCAATGAACTTCATCTAAACCTTGTTGCTCTACTGCTTGTTTTACTTCAGCAATTGTTGTTCTAAAGAATTCTTTACGAGGGTTAATCTTGTTAACTGACTGCAAGTTGAACTTTCTATGGAGTTCTTTCTCAAGGGTTGGAGCGTCATCACTGTAAATCATTGCGTGGACATCAAACGAGAAAGGAACCGATGCGTCTCCAAGCTCTTTTACGCGATCCATTGGTTCCAAACGACGAGTCATACCAATCTTAAATACTTCTTCGCCGAAGCTACCTACGTTACTGATTACGTATACGTGGCCACGGCGCGTCTGTTGCGCCATTGATAGGGCGCGTTGACCTTTCTCTTCGGCTTCTTGTAATTTGCTTTCAAGTTCTGCAAGTTGAGCCTCAAACTCAGCTTTTTGTTCTTCGCTTGCTTGGCCTAGTTCAGCTCGTGCTTTTTCTAATGCTTTTTGCAGCATCTTTTCTTCTTTCTCTGCTTCCTTACGTGCTTTTTCCATTTCACGGATAGCACGCTCTTCTTCTCGAATCTGAGCTTTAATTTCGGCTTGTTCTTCTTTTTCTATCTTTCTAAGTTCGAATGCTGCAACTGCCCATTTTAATTCAGTTAAACGAGCATCTAGGTATTCTTGGTTAATACGAGCATTTCGGAAAGGTGCACCGTTGTGGTTTACCAGTGCAAAAGCGTCAATGATTTCTTGTTGAATCTTTCCAAAATTGTCGTGCTTTGTTTTTGACAGGGCACTGTCTACTTTTCCGTTGAATGCATCGACAGCAAAATGTATTGCATAGGTCTTGCGGTGAGCTTCTACGTAATCACATGCACCAGCATAGTTATCTTTAACCATCTCTTTTACACGCTTACGTGCAGCTTTTAGCTCTTCGCCCGCTTCTTTGAAGCTGAACTCTTCAGCAAGGTCATCGAGAACGGATTGGTTAGGGACAATGTAATCGTCTTTGTAGCCTTCGATGGTGTTTTTCATCGCCTTAATCGCTGTTTCATAAGAGTCAGCTTTTGCTTTTGCCTCGTATGCATCACCAGCAATTTCTTTTGCATTGGCTTCTGCATAACTAATGACTTTGCTTGCCTCTTCACGAGCTTCTAACTTGATCTCTTCAGCTTTCTCTTTTGAATTGGCTAGCTTTACACGGGCTTCAGCTGTAATGTTTTTTGACTCAACCTTAGCTTCATCCAAAATTTTGATTCGTTCATCATTAGCCGACATTTTAATGTTTTGAGCTTCTCGTTTAGCTTCTGACACTTTTAGAATCGCTGACTCTTCAAGCTTTTCGGCTTTTTCGATAGTTCTTGCTACTTCAGCTTTAGATCGCTTAATTTTTCCTCGGCATCATTTAATAGTTCATTGGCATGCGCTTCCATATCTGTGATAGGAGAGTACTTTTCGTTTAGTTTTGTAGTTTTCTAGTTTCTGTCTTGTTGCTCTCAATTTCAATCTTCCCTAAGTAATTGCTCTGTTTCTTTTAATTTTGAATCAAGATTTTGTTGTGTTTTTTTGCTTTTTTGAACGTAGAAATGAGAAGCAAAACTAAGGGAAGAAAAAATATTATGAGAGCTATTATTACGTTTGTATCCATTACATTTACCTAGCCAATTTTAGTTATTTTAACGTTGCGCTTTGAGCCACTTCTGCGAGTGGTTTTGCACTGTTCATACTGAATAGAGTTATGCTTACGAAAGAGCTGTCAGCACAACGAATTTTGTCTTTAGCTCTACGCTTCAAGTTCCCCTTCAAAGAGGTGTTTTAAATTGAAGTGATCTCGCCAATATTTTTGTTCTTCTACGCCCATGTTATGTTCTTTGATGAACGCTACCCAGTTAACGGGGTCGTTAAGGTGTTTTTGAAAATAAGACTTCATACCAACTAATTCCGTAAACTGATTCACAATTAACTCTTCTTTGTCTCGGTTACTACTTTTCCAACCACTTCAATATCACCGTCTTGTGTTTCGATGGTTGTTCCATTGAACTCGACTAAGAGTTTGCCAGGCAGTCTCTGAACTTCGTTTATTGAATGACGGCCATCAATGCTTATTAGGTAACTACCGTTTACTGCATCGTTATCGTTCTTATCAACGAGCATGATTGTGTTATTCGTTTCTAGTTCGATGAGTTCTGCGCTCTGTAGACCAAAGCTATTAACTCTTCTTAATGGGTAAGGGATTTCGCCTGTATCCAATAACTTGCCACCGCTTAAACAAAAGCTCTTCAAAATCACAGCTTGGTGCTGTGGGTTTGTACTTGCCGCCGTTATTTGAACTGGGGGTTGCTCTGTAATTGTTTTTGGTTGGTGACTTGGTAGCTTTGATCGTTCTTCTTCAGGCAGTGCAAGCTCTTCGATTGGAATACCTAAAGCTAAATGCAAGCGAACCATCAATTCATGTGAAGTTCGGTTGTGTGTATTCCAAGTGCTTATTAACGATGTTTTCAAATCTAATAAGTCAGCCATCTCCTTCTGGTTTCTACTCTTTGTCAGGATTTTTAGGTTTTCTGTGAAATCAGAACCTAACAAATAGTTATAAGGAGGGATTTTTTTATTCTTTAAATTAGACAAGGCATCACCAAAAGGTAGTTAGGATCTATTAATGTGAATTAATTTACTTTTAGTAATTGAAATTCGTCAAAAATGGATCAATAATCTTTTCGTACTCAAGCTTAACCACGGCAGCTAACCAAGTAGGCTTGATTCTCAATAAAGTAACTACTAAGGATATCATTATGTTGTCATATGCTCTACAGCTTCCCGTCCCATATATGCGTATTGAAGAGTACTCTCGCTTTTCTGGCGTACCAATGTCGACCCTTCGAAAAGACATGGAAAACAACAAGCTAATCATTCGCCCTAAAGATGCTAAGAACGAAAAGCCTATGGTGAACCTTGTAGCTATGGCTGAACTTGCTACTCGTGAAGCCATGGATCTGTTGAAGTGATCATTATGCGTACCTCACGTTTAATCCCTACTGCGAATTACTGCCCAAGTTGGCTTCATTTGTTTGCTTGGATCGTCATTCTCGTTCCGCCTTTCCTATAGAGAGTGTCGTATATGAATAATAAAGTTGCCATGTGCGAATTGCGTGAGCCCAAACAGAATGCGTTTGACGCTGTTTGCCGTGACTTTGTAATCAATCACAACATTGAAAAGGTTGCTAAACGCATAGGGCTAAGCGGAACTGTGTTACGTAGCAAGCTAAACCCAGAGCAGCAATACAAGTTAACGCCTGTCGATATGGCACTAATAAGTAAGGAAACGGGCGACTACACCATCATTAATACCGTGCTAGCCGATTTAGGCGTAGTGGTAGCCAAGGTTCCCAGTGAAGAGGAATCAAAGACGTTCATTGAACGCATTCTTGATAATTCGGTTCTGTCTGGTGAGCTGTCTAGCGATGCATTGAAGATGTGCAATGCAGACCGTTTATACAGAAGCGATAAACGTAAGACGATTGCAAAAGCTCAAGCCGCTATCGGTAATTTGGTTTTGCTTATGTCTGATTTAGAAAACCGCACTACTGGCGTAACCCCATTCTTAAGTATGGGTGTCGATTTTATCGCTAACGGTGCACCAATCCCCGGCTTAAGTTAGAGGAATTTTGTATGTCAGTTGTAATAGTCGAACATTCACACCTAGATGTACCACCACTAGAAAATCCATGCCCCGATTTGCCCTGTTGGTCTTTGAACCGCGAGCAAAAGGAACGCGGCCTTTCAGCATTACAGCGCACCAGGAGAGAACTTGGCGAACGCCAACTTAAGCCACTTCGCTCACAACGTGAAAAGTTGAAGGCTCAGTTTTCACAGAGTAATTGCAGCGCCGAGCAAATGCGTCTTTCACGTGAAATTAACCGCATTGATGCCAACGCAAAGGATGTTCTTTCGCGCTGGTCATAACACAGTTACACCCAAGCCAACTTAGCCACTAGGCATTTTGCCTACAACCCTTATCCCCCTTTGATTTAAAGAGGGAGGGTTTTTTATATCCAAAATTTGAGGAATTGATGATGGGTAACATTGAAGAGCATTTATTTGGTCTGTCTTTCAACCAAATTGAAGAACGTTTTAATTCAAGCAATCAAGAGCAACAACACCAAGTTCTGATTCAACTCGATGCTATCGCGAAGAAGCAAGAGCCCATTGCAACTCATCGCCCACAAGAAGACGTGTTGGCCGATATTAAAGAAGCGATGGAAAGCGATCGAGCTCGTGTGTTCTTTGGTTATTCATTTCCAAGCTGGTACCGCAACGGTTCGATTGAACAAGTTTCACAGCTTCATCATTGGGCGAATTTAGATATGAGTAACCGCCACCTATTTCTTGAAATGCTTGGCCTCCGTGACTTAGGACACTTTGATGATGAAGCGTTATATCAATTCGAGCAGTTCTGTTTATCGGCAGTGGGGGCTTGAGCATGAAAGTACATGAAGTGAAAACCCAATCAGAGTTTTTTAACGAAGTTCGTTTAGGCCGTAAAACCGCTGAAATTCGAGTCGATGATCGTAACTACCAAGCTAAAGATGTGTTGATACAACATGAAATTGACAACGAAGGTCATAAAACGGGAGCGTCCCTGGTGCATGAAATTACTCATGTACTTAGTGGCGGTAAGTTTGGTTTAAGCAAAGAGGTGTGCGTTCTTTCTCTTTCGAATTCATCTCACTTAAACAGTGTGATTTTGATGGGGCATTTACGAGACCGTTTGATTGAAGCTGCCGACTGCATGGAGGCGGGTATTGATGTTGTTCGAGAGGCTGGACTCACTACAGCTGATCTAGAAAGACAGATTCAAGATTCGCGTTATTTTGCTACAGAGGCAACGACTCTACTTAAAAAGTTAGGGGAGGAGGCTGCATGAGCACTATCTCTGTCTATCAGAAAGACTTGAACCACGCGCTGCGTTCTGAAGGGTTTACCACTCGCAAAATTGAACAGTTCATGCGTGTTTTCAATATCACAGAAACTAGCCAAGGCGATGTGCTGAGCTTGGACTCTACGCGAGCACTACTTGTGAATGTGAACGGTACTGAACAAGGACTTTGCTTGGAAGATTTCATTACCGCTTGGTGGGCTTTTTGGATTGTGGTTTACAACACCGCTTCTGACCGAGATATCGCAAATCAAGCTTTAGGCGCCGTTCGTGCACTGTTCTTTGTGTCGGCTTGTAATAAGTCCACTTCTCAAACTACTCAAATGCAAATGTGGTGGCGTGATATGGCCGATGAACATGGTTACCCAACTGTGGAGGCTTGCTGATGTTGAGTTATGTAGCAGTTGCCCTGAATAGTGGTGGCGGCGTTGTTCGCCATGATGAAACCAATGAAGTGAAGAACGTGTTGCTGGGTGAGTTTGAATCGGCTGATCCCGCGATTGATACGGCTTGCGAGCTGTTCAACTGCCAGCACGTTTTGAACGGGGTGATTATCAAAGGTAACCACACTGGCGGCCACATGATCATGGATACACAGGAGCTAGCAGCGTTATGACTCATCAATATGAATACCAAGGTTGTAAGGGTGTGAAAGCCATTGCTGAAAATTTCGGTATTAACTACTCCACCTTGTTGAAGCGTTTACAGCGAGGCTTTGATATTGAACAAGCAGTCACAATGCCTCGTTGCGCCCAGGTTGCTCAAGTCAAACATGAGCACGAAGGGCAGCAGGGGATGCGAGCTATCTCTAAATTGGTGGAAATTTCTGAGGCCACTCTATATGGCCGTTTGTCTGAAGGAATGACTTTAAAAGAAGCCATTGAAATGCCTAAACAGAAAACAGGTATGAGCGAAGAGTACCTTAAAGCCAATCAAATCGGTATTAAAAAACCTGATGCTATGTCTAGCAGCTGGGCTGCAGCACTAGGTGTTCAGTTATGAGTGAAGCACAGAAAGTTGCGGCTGAAGCTCCTGATTATATTGAAACCTTATTAGTAGAAATGCTGGAAGGTGATCACCCAGATAATGAAGTGTTATTGGGTGCTTTATTGTCTGGTGATAGCACTATTCAAGTTCAGTTAAAGATTACCCGTAACCCCAAAGATTTCTTGGATGAGTGTTAATGAAATCAACCTACGCCTCCAAGAAAAACAGGCGCTCACTGCAGAAGGTTCAAACTTCTGGTGAGCGCCTTATTTCGTGGTATCAAGATGTTGATATCAGCAGCATTGAGTTTAATGAACAGCAACAAGAGAGATCACACGAAGCTTTCCTTGAATGGGTAGGTGGTGAACAAGCAGTTACCCCAATTCCAGACAACTTGGTTTTGTCTTCTCGCCAGGTGTTCGATCGTGAGCCTGAAAACCTTTCTGTTGTTGAGCGCAAGTTATATGAAGTTAACCCCGCAGATCGAGAATGGCTATCTGAACACTTTTCTGGGCTTCCACATTACCTGACTAAGTATTTCGCTAATCGCTATGTTTCGATTTTTAAGAAGCAAGGCCGCTTTGCCGCAAACACTTTTATTCGTGAAAAAATGGTGCCTGCGCATAGGCGTGTTCTGTTGGTGCTAGAGCAATACAAACAACTTCCTACTACTTCTAAGGTTGCTTTGCTGAGTGATGCTGTC